GAGCAACCTTTTTGATTGTCTCTTTGTATTTTTCATAGTGTTCGTTCATAATATTATTTATAAGTTATAACACATATAAAATGAGGTTTTAAGAAATCAAATATTATAAATATTCTGAAATAACAAGACCCCCGATAAAGGAGTAGAGATATGAGTTTTTTAAAGTCTCCTGGCGTTCATGTAAGAGAAATTGATCTTACTACAATTGTCCCATCCGTACCAACAACAATTGGTGCTATTGCTGGTGCTTTTCAGAAAGGCCCTGTAAATTCAATTGTTACTATTGGTAATGAAGATGATATGGTTAAGATTTTTGGTAAGCCTCAAAATGATTCAAATCAATTTGAAACATTTTTTACTGCTTCCAACTTTCTTCAATATTCTGATCAACTAAAAATTGTTCGTTGTGAATCTGGTGTTACTAATGCTATAGCATCTGGCACAGCATTTATCATTCGTGATGATGATCACTATGAAGATTCATTTAAAGATGGACAAGCTTCGGTTGGTGAGTGGGCAGCAAGAACTGCTGGAATTCATGGTAATTCTCTCGGTGTTTCTATTTGCGCCAATTCAACAGCATTTGAAGAACTTGCTGTCACCACCACAAGTGCTGAAGAGGCACTTGGTCAAACAGTTATTAGTGTGACCGATGGTACGGTTTTCACAATTCATGATATTGTTAATTTTGGTGAGGCACTTGGTTTTGAATATCAAGTTACTGCTGCTGATGCATCCACCATTACGATTAAACTAAAAGATGATCCAAATGGTTCTGGTCTTCAAAGTACGATTGCTACTGCTACAAATATTCGGCGTCGTTGGAGATTTTATGACTTATTTGATGCAGCCCCAGGCACATCAGATTTTGCAACACAGAATACAAGAGGAACACAAGATGAATTGCATGTTGTGGTATATGATCAACTTGGAGAAATCAGTGGATTTGCTATAACCAGTAATGGCAATAGAACTAATGCTGTCTTAGAGACATTTGCAAACCTTTCTAAAAATGTTTTTGGTAAGTCACCTCAAGGCGATAGTACTTATTATGTAGATAAAATCTTTAGAACTTCTAATTTTGTTTATTCAATGGACCACAATACAGCTGGTACAAACTGGGGAACAGATTTTACTGGTGAGGAATCAGAGATTGTAATGGAAGATGGTGGTACAGACGGTGCTGGAGCCAATGCTGGAGAAAATGTTGTTTTGGATGCTACTGGCACTTCAAACGAAAATGAAAATGGAAAAATTCAACTTGAAGAAGGTGGTAATTCATACGCCGCACTTGACACACCAACAACAACAAACCTTAAAAATGGTACTGATGATTATGCAGTTACAGCAGGAGAACTGCAAATTGGATATGATAATTTTGATGATGTGGAATCAATTGATGTTAATCTTATTCTTGGTGGTAAAGGTGGTGGTGCCGGTGACAGTGCATCCACACAAGATACGCATGTTACAATGTTAACCGCATTAACGGATAAGAGAAGAGATTGTGTCGCATTTGTTTCTCCATTCCGGTCAGCAACAGTAGGTGTTTCAAGTTCTATAACAGCTACAGAAAATGTTGTTGAGGCATTTGATCTTTGTCCTTCATCTTCATATATGGTATTTGATAGTTCATATAAACAAATGTATGATAAGTTCAATGATGTTTTCCGATTTGTCCCAATGAATGGTGATACAGCTGGACTTTGTGCTTTCACAGATAATGTTGCTGATCCTTGGTTCTCGCCAGGTGGGTTTAACAGAGGTAATGTGAGAGGTGCTATTAAACTTTCTTACAATCCTAAAAAGTCAGAAAGAGATCAACTATATCGGGCAAGAGTTAATCCTATTGTTGATTTCCCCGGTCAAGGTGTGGTATTGTTTGGTGATAAGACTGCACTCGCAAAACCAAGTGCATTTGATAGAATTAACGTAAGACGATTGTTCTTGGTTCTAGAAAAAGCAATTTCAACGGCTGCTAAGTTCTCATTGTTTGAGTTCAACGATGAATTTACAAGAGCTCAGTTTAGAAATCTCATCGAACCCTTCTTGAGAGATGTTCAAGGTCGTAGAGGTATCTTTGACTTTAAGGTGGTCGCTGATGAAACGAATAATACTGGTGAAGTTATAGATAGAAATGAATTTATTGGTGATATCTATATCAAACCAGCAAGATCAATTAACTTTATCACTCTAAACTTTGTTGCAGTTCGCACAGGGGTAGAGTTCAGTGAAGTAGTAGGACAATTTTAAGGAGTAGCTTCACATGGCAAACATAGATGATTTTAAAGCAAACTTAATTGGTGGCGGCGCTCGGGCTAATCAGTTTAGAGTTACAATTACACCACCATCTGGTATTGCAATTGGTTTAGATGTTCGTAGAGCTTCATTCTTAGCAAGAGCATCTAGTCTACCAGCACAAACTTTAGGTGAAATTGCAATTCCATTTAGAGGGCGACAAATTTATATTGCAGGCGACAGGACTTTTGATGAGCCTTGGACAACAACATTTATGAATGATACTGACTTTGGTATTCGTAATTCTATAGAGTTGTGGATGAACGGCATTAACGATCTTGCTGAAGCAACAGGTGTTGTTAATCTAGCTGATTATCAAACAGATTTACAGGTCGAGCAATTAGATAGAGATGATACAATTCTAAAAACTTATGTGTTCAGAAATGCGTGGCCAACAACTATTACAGCAATTGAATTAACATCTGAAAATGCAGACGCTATTGAACAATTTGAAGTTACTTGGAGATATCAACACTTTGAAGCTTCTGGCGTAAACTTCTAATTCTTGACCTACTAAATAAAAGAATTAGTAGGAGTTATTATGGCTGAATTGTTTGGATATAAAATTAGTAAAAAGGAGGAGGACGTTGTATCTTTTACAAGTCCTTCTTCTGATGACGGAACAATAGACATTGCCGGTGGAGGCTTTGCGAGTTCGTTATTGGATACTGATGGAAAAGAAAAAACAGATATAGATTTAATTCGGCGGTATCGTGATATTGCACAACAATCAGAGTGCGATACTGCAATTGAAGATATCGTCAATGAAGGTATTGTGTCTAATGAAAGTGATATTTCTGTACAAGTTGTCTTAGACAATCTTGATTACTCTGATAAAATCAAAAAAAGAATTAGAGAAGAATTTGAAGAAGTTCTAAGGCTTTTAAAGTTTGAAGAGAGAGGTCACGATCTATTTCGTAGATGGTATGTTGATGGAAGAATTTACTTTCATAAAATTATCAATACTTCCAATCCCAAAGAGGGTGTTTTAGAAGTTCGATACATTGATCCAACTAAAATTAAAAAAGTTCGCCAAGTAGAAAAAGAACCAGATCAGAAAACTGGTGTGGACAAAGTAAAAAAGGTTGATGAATTTTTTATCTTCAATGATAAAGGCCTTGGGGGTGCAAGTGCTGGATTGGGTTCTAATCAAGGAATTAGAATATCTCCAGATGCTATCACTTATGTCCCATCTGGTTTAGTTGATGGAAATTCTGGTAGAGTTCTTTCATATTTACATAAAGCTATTAAACCTGTTAATCAATTGAGAATGATTGAAGACTCTCTTGTTATCTATCGTATCTCACGGGCACCAGAACGTAGAATTTTCTATATTGATGTTGGTAATCTACCAAAGATAAAGGCAGAACAATATCTTAAAGATGTTATGAATCGTTATCGTAACAAGTTAGTGTATGATGCATCGACTGGCGAGATTCGTGATGATAGAAATCATATGAGTATGTTGGAAGATTTCTGGCTCCCACGTCGAGAAGGTGGTAGGGGTACAGAGATTACTACACTTCCCGGTGGATCAAATCTTGGTGAGATTGATGATATCATTTATTTCCAGAGAAAATTGTTTAGGTCTTTGAATGTACCAATTTCTCGTTTGGAAGCAGAGTCACAATTTAGTTTAGGTCGTTCCAATGAAATTACTAGAGATGAACTTAAATTTACTAAGTTTGTACAAAGAATACGAAAAAAGTTTGTTCCATTATTCACTGATATTCTAAAAACGCAACTTTTATTGAAGGGTATTATATCACCAGATGATTGGCGTTTTATGCAAGAACATATTCAATATGATTTCTTAGCAGATGGCCACTTTACAGAATTAAAAGATGCAGAACTTTTAGAATCAAGAATGAATAATTTAGGAACTGTAGAAGCTTATATTGGTACATTTTTCAGTAAAGAATATGTAATGAAGAAAGTGTTGCGTATGACAGACAATGAAATTGAAAATATGCAAGATCAGATAAAGAAAGAAACTGGTATGGACCCAGAAGATGGTGGCGTTGATGTTCCACAAACTACAGATGGTATCACAAGATACCCATCACAAGATGGAAATCCAATCTCACCAGATGATGTTGCAAAATACGATGGTCAAGAAGTAGAAGATGAGGAGAAATAATCATGACAAGAGAAATTGTTGATAGTATATCATCAGGTGATAATTTGGGAACTGAAGCACATTTTAGTAACACTATGATTGATAAAGTGGGAAGTTCCTTAGAAACAAGACGAAAAGAATTAGCTAATACCTTTATTGGTAAGAAGGATAGTAATGAAGAAGATTAATGATCTTTATCAAACAACAGTTTTTGAGAAAGATGAACACAAGAAATCAATAGAATATAAGAAATTGTCTCCTAAAATGCGAGATGCTATTGATTCTATCTTCAAAATCATGGATTCTAAACCTTCAGATTTCCTAAATACTTTTGAGAAAACTATAAAAGAAGTATCAAAAAAGTTTGGTGTTACCGAAAAAGAACTTATGCGATACTTTGAAAAAGAAATGTTAGCAACATAGGAGTAGGGTATGTCATTTAAAACATTAAGAGTTGCTGGAACAGTTACCGCAACACAGCTTGCCGATGATACTGCAATTGAAGCTAATCTTGGCAAATTATCCCCCTCTTCCTCATTTAGAGTAACAGAGTTTGGCGGCCAAGATGTTCTTTTTCTTATTTCAGATGATTATCCTGTTGCAACCTCTTCAAATGCATTTTACTTAAAAGCAGGAACTACAACAACAGTGGTTCCTGATGTAGAGCGGGCACTACGATTTGCTTCTGAAGTTCCTGTAGCAATATTCGATGATGATGGAACATCTGATCCCGGTGCTAATGGGTTATTGTTAGAATCCGGAACAGTAGATGATCCGGGGTTTGTTCTTTATGATAGAGCCGAAACTGAATTTCGTATTTCAGTAATCAATGAAACTGCCACCAATGATGGTGCTGTTTATGTTGAGGAAGTTGCACAAGGACATCCGGGCGCATGAATATAAAATTAATTTCAGAAGCAATTGAAAATGTAGAGTATATCTGCGAAGAAAAAGAAGACGGCAAAAAAGATTACAAGATTCGTGGTATTTTCATGCAAGGGGATATCAAGAACCGTAATGGAAGAGTGTATCCTATGGAAATACTCTCAAAGGAAGTTTCAAATTACAATAGAAAATTTGTAACTGAAAAAAGAGCATATGGTGAGTTAGGCCACCCAGATGGTCCCACTGTAAATTTAGAAAGAGTTTCACATCTTGTTACGGAGTTATATCCAGAAGGCAAGAATATTATGGGTGAAGCTCGAATATTAGATACTCCAATGGGGAAAATCGTCAAAACTTTGATGGACGAGGGAACAAAATTGGGAGTATCTTCGAGAGGTATGGGAAGCTTGGACGAGAGGAACGGTGCCAAGTATGTGAGAAATGACTTTTACCTTGCAGCTGCAGCAGATATTGTTGCTGACCCGTCTGCACCTTCAGCATTTGTACAAGGCATAATGGAAGGGAAAGAATGGGTTTGGGATCATGGTTCGTTGATTGAAGCCCATGTTGCAGAGGTAAAAAAGAGTTTTGATGTTAAGAAGCGTCAAAGACAGGCAAATGAATCGGCGTTAGCTTTTGCTAAGTTCCTCAAAAAATTGTAATTTATAAATATATTTAATAAAAAAGGAGACTTCCTATGTCTGAATTAGACCAAACGATTGAGGAACTAGAAGCAGAAGTTCTAGCTGAACTTGAAGAAGCAAGTCAGCCTGATGATTCTGGTGTTCCATCAGAGAAAGACGACAAGAAAAACGAAGCCGATGACCTTGGTGGTGCCGAAGAAGATGGCAGCGACAAAGATAGAGAAGTCGGTAAAAAAGCTTCAGCAGCTGCTAAAAAAGCATCTGATCCTAAAACAAAACCATCTGATGCATCTGCTAAGATGGAAGCAGCCCATAAAGATGAAGAAATGGAAGAGGATGAAGAAGTAGAAGAAATGTCCAAAGAAGACCTCATGGCTGCAATGCATAAAGAGATGGCGGGCATGAATAAAGAAAACCTTTATGCTACATATATGAAGATGGGTATGCATGAAGAAGTTGATGAAGAAGTTTTAGAATCTCATATTCAAAACATCGACATTACTGCTGATGTTCAAGCTCTTGTTGCTGGGGAAGACCTATCTGAAGAGTTTAAAACTAAGGCTGCAACAATTTTTGAAGCTGCGGTCAAATCTAAGACTAGAGTAGAATTAAAAAGAATTACTGAAGAGCAACAAGTTGCTATGGCAGTAGAACTTGATGAGCATAAGAATACTCTCGCAGAAAAAGTAGATCAATACCTCGATTATGTTGTTGAGGAATGGATGAAAGAAAACGAGTTGGCAATTGAGCGTGGACTTAAAGGTGAGATTGCTGAAGACTTTATTTCTGGTTTGAAACAATTATTTGAAGATCATTACATTGATGTTCCAGACGAAAAATACAATGTTCTGGAAGCACAATCTGACAAGATTGCCGAATTAGAAGAGCAGTTGAATTCAACTATGGAATCGAATATCCAGATGAATTCTACTAACTCTAAGTTAGTTCGGGAACAGGTTATTTTAGAAGTTGCTTCTGATTTGACTGACACACAATTTGAGAAGTTTAAGTCACTAACGGAAGAGGTTGATTTTAAAGACCAAGATATTTTCCGTGAAAAGTTGGACACTCTAAAGGAAAGTTATTTCCCAAAGACTGGTTCAGTTGAGACTTATGAAAATGATGATGAGAGCTATGGTAGCGCCGTACAGGACATTGATACGACTGACGCAATGAAGGCGTATATGTCTGCTATTGGTCGTACAGAGAAACGTATCAAGGGCGCTGTTTAGATTATAAACATAATAAATAGATGTAATAAATATTAAAAGGAGAAACAAATGTTTCAAACAGAACATCTACAAGAAAAGTGGGCCCCAGTCCTCCAACATCCTGATCTTCCAAATATTGAAGATTCGTATCGTCGGGCGGTTACCACTGTAATTCTTGAGAACCAAGAAAAAGCTTTAAGAGAAGATGCAAGTTTCCTTGCAGAAACCGTTCCTACAGGTAATGTGTCCGGTGTATCAAATTGGGACCCAATTTTGATCTCACTAGTTCGCCGTGCAATGCCAAACCTCATCGCATATGATGTGTGTGGCGTTCAGCCAATGACAGGTCCAACAGGACTTATCTTTGCGATGCGTGCCCGTCATGCTTCGATGGATGGTGAAGAAGCATTGGTCGATGAGACAACCGGCGCAGCTGCGAACGGTTTCTCTGGTGACTTCTCGAACCAAAATGCTGCCAGTACTATCGGTGGTGGTGATGTTGGTGCAAGTGAAAGCAATCCTGCCGTTCTTAACGACAGTCCTTCTGCTGGTACTTACACATTCGCAACTGGTATGACAACTGCTCAAAGTGAAGCACTTGGCGATAGCGGAACAAACGCTTTTGCTGAGATGTCATTCAGTATTGATAAG